GGGTCTATTATGTAACACACATTCCCCAACGTGCCGTTGGGCAATGCGTGATACATAAGATATGCAATATTGTATAAATTTGGCGAACGATTATCATTTACAATCGCGTTAGCGTGTGGTATACTATACGCGCAATCAATAGCCGACGGTTTTTTTCGGTTGACAAGTAAAAAAAGTATGTTATAATAACGTTGGTGTCAGGCTCCGCGACGGGGCGCGATTAGTGCGTTACGCACTTCTGCGGGTGGATAGTGCCAAAAGGCAAGGAGCAAAAAAAGAAAAGGAGTAAAACAAATGGCAAAAAAGGAAAACAACGCAACGTTCAATTTTTACGGTGCAAGAAAAACAAAAAATCCGAAGTATTATTCGGTCGCGGCTTGTCGGGGTGACGACAAACTTGAATTCATTAACATACCTATCAAAGCCGATAACGTTCGCGTAAAAGACGGTTACGCGTATATTAAGATTAAATATCTTGAACCAGTCGAACAGCCCAAACAAGCGGACGACTTACCGTTCTAACCGCAATCTAAGCGCGGGCTTACCTCTTTTTTGAAAGTGTGTATATAAAACGCCTAAAACGTTACGCACTTGTAACCGCTTATAACGGTCGGAAATGTAGCCCGTGGCTATGATTATATAACGCTCCCGTGATTAACTATATCACGGGAGCAAACAACTATAAGGAGTGTGATATATTTATGGAACTAACGCCCGAATTAAAGACAGAACTCGAACGACTTGCCGAAGAAAAAGCAAAAGTGCTTGCTGAAGAAAAAGCAAAAGAGATAGTCGCGCAAGTCTCCAACGAATGCGAAAAGCGTATAACCGCGCTTTCAGAAAAGCATAACGCGGAGATTAAGACTTACAAAGACAGTATCACGGCTATCATTGCGGGTAAAGAAGAAAAGCCCGCAAAAACCGAAATCGAAACGCTCGTTGACGAAATTAACAAGCGTCGAAAAAATAATTAAAGAGGTAAAAAAATGAACAAAGCAACAGCAGTATACACAAGCGAAATGAACGACTACCTTAATGAGGTTGTTAAGTTTTGCTCACAGTACATTTACGGGCTTGTATCGTCAAACCCGCTCGAACTGTACTTCCCGCTTGAAGACGTAACTGACGGCAAAGACGTTGAAATCAGCGTTATCGGTAAAGCGTCGGCTCAGGCTTTCGACCCCACGGGCGCGAATATCTGGGCACAGCATAAGCCCGATATTAAATCCGTTTATAATCCCAAAGACTGGGACATAAAACAGTTTATTCAGACTATACGCCCCGACGACATACGCGAGTGTATGGCGCGCGGTCAGTCGGCAGCCGAAACCGCTGCGAAGATAATGGACGCAACTACACAGGGTGACGCGAACTACCGTTATAAGCAGTTGCGCGAAATAATGACGGCGGAGGGCTTTTATAAAGATTATAAAACTATATCGAAATACGAGCCGAAGACTATGGCGGGCGTCCTCTTTCTTTGTAAAGACGCGTATCAGCATTTAACTGCATCGAACGCGGATTGTTGTGCCGATACTACTATTGAGATGGAAACACCCGCAAGCGACGTTTACACGCTTATTCCGTCCAAAGTCCTCAATCTTTTGGACACTACGGAACTCGCGAACTTGTATAATCTCGAAAAAGCGAACTTAATCGGTACTATCATTCCCGTCAACGTTGACGACCTTGACGTTACAAACTGGTATAAGATTAAAGTTATCGACAAAAAGGTCGTACGCCGTTATCGCCGTATCTACGACTACGCGGAAGATCGTAACAACACGGGACGTTTTTCGCAGCACATATTAACGACGGAATGCCTTTCGTTCCTTTGCGGGCTTTTCAAAGCGGTCGAGATTGACGCGACTACCGCTTGCGAGGCTAAACTTGCCGAAATCGCCACGAAGAGCGAGGCGTAAGAGGTTTTACAATGCCGAAAAATTTTAAGCAAAATAAACAATTTGACGGCAAAGGTGGGGAGTGCGAACGCCCCGCCTTTTATAAAAAGTGTGTAGACGGATATTATAACGAGTTTATCGACTTGATAATGAACGCCGTTCGTATCGACGGGCTTGACTATCGGCGCGAATATTTCGTCAAAAAAAATCTTTTTGAAAGGGGCTACGTCGGCTATAACGCCGACGCGGACGAATTTTTATTAACTATCCCGTCGAAAGGCATATTACAGGTCGGTGACCTATGGCGTAACGGGGAATTTAAGACGCACGACAATAAATCGCTAGGCGTACACACGTATAGTTACGATAACACATCCGAACAGGCTTTCGACGTGTGGCGTATTTTTCTCGCGAATCCGTCTATAACTCCGCTTTTCGAGATTGCACGCGATTTCGCCGAACTTCTTGCAGAGTGCGACATAGGTATCAGACAGAACGTTTGCGCAGTCCGCACGCCTGCGTTTTGGGTTGTCGACGACGAAAGTTTTGCACTTTCAATAAACCACGCTATACAGACACAGCAGGAAGGCACACCGACGATAGCCTTATCGTCTGCAATGGCTGGCACGCTTAAATCAATGACGAACGAAACCCCGTATATTGCAGATAAACTTAACCAGATTAAAAAAGAGTTTCGCAACGAGTTTCTAACCCGTATCGGTATATTAACCGCTAACACTAACAAGCGGGAACGCGTGCAGACGGCAGAGGTTACGGCAACAGTTGGCGAAAGCGTTGATTTAATCTACTCCGTCATTGATTTTTGGAACAAGCAAAACGATAGTTACGGACTTTCATACGTTATGAAGTTTAACGGTGTCACCGAAGACTATTACGCACCCGTCGAAGACGAAGGCGAAGACGAAGACGAAAACGAGGTCGAAAAAAATGATTAATTGGAAAAGCATAATATCAGAGTATAACGATAAGCCTACGCTCTTGGAGTGGCTTAAACTCATTAAAAAAGCACTTGACGAAAGCGTGCTTGAAAGCGTCAGCGTCAACAACGTTGACGAAACGACTATCACGTTATCGTTTAACTTTGCCGACGGCACGAAGATAACTACACCGTCGATAACCCTACCTCGCGGGCTTACAGGTGCAACGGGTGCAACGGGTGCAACGGGTGCAACGGGCGCGCAGGGTGAACCAGGCAAAGACGGCACGAACGGTAAAGACGGCGTCAGCGTTACGGGTTTCGACACCGTTTCCGACGAAGTGGTCGGCAACGAAACGCTAACTACCATACGCGCGCATTTTTCTGACGGCAACACCGACGAATTTGTCGTTACTGCCACAAACGGCAAAGACGGGAGCGCGGACGGGATAATAAAAGTTTATAAACATTTCGTCACTGCTGCCATTGACCCCGAGGGTGCGTCGTGTTATGCTCTCGCTTATGCAACTTCTGGCGACCCAATGGGTGATTCGGATTTCAGTAGGCTTTTGAAAGGCGTCACGATTATGAAAGAAGACTCGGGCGCAGATATAGTCTTAGGTGTCGCCCGTGATGTAACCCCGTTGGGGACTTTATCGTTTTCAATCGAGTTTGCGGGTGGCGTAAATGTAAATTTTAACTTGTTAGCAGACGAGGTATCCGAAGTATGATAACACTTTTACTTTCAACGCAGAACTTAACAAGCCTTTATCAAAACGTTATCGGTTGGGTTGCCGTCGTTATCGATGTTCTAACCGCGTTTGTAATGCTGTACAAAGCGATAAAGGCGAAAGGCATAACGGCTCAATCGATTATTGACCTTTTGAAGACGCAAAAAGGACGCAAGCGCGTTTCGGAAGAACTCGGTAAACTTATTAAACAACTCGAAGACGCTACAAAAGCCGAAGAGCCTGCACAGCCTACCGAAGACGAAGAAAAACCCGAAAACGAGGCGAAAGAAAATGAAATACACCGAACTACTGATTGAGTATGTAGAGAGCAACGGGGGCGTTGAACAAGCGTTCCCCGCGCTTTTCTATAAAGTTCCCGATATTGCCGTTGACGATATAACCGTTAAGTTTGCCGAAACGTTTTATCTGCGTTTTTGCGAACGTGAAATCGGGTTTGAAACAGAAGCACTTTTCGCGCTTAAATTAGAGGCAGTCGCACAACGTTTCATTCCATCGTTAATAACCGCAATCAAAACGTTACGAAAGGTTGACGCGTCCGCAGTTGCGGGGTCGTTGCAGTCGTCTTTTGTTTACCCCGAAACGGGGTCGGCAAATGTAGAGGCTGACCCGTCGGCACTTCGCGAGCAAACGTCCGTCAGAACCGAAGAAAGCGCGATTGAACAAAGCGACACAGCCGAAGACCTTGCAAGGCGTGAAAAAGACTTGTGGGAAGAGACTTTCAAAAAGTTTGAAAATCTTTTTATGCAAATATTCTGAAAATTATGTATAATATTCATTTTTATAGAGATTTAGGCTTTTCAAATTTACGACAAAAGTTTTTCGACACAACTGCGTTGCCGTCGTATAATCTTATAAAGACTATACAGGTTGACGGGGTTTTCAACGGTGAAAAAACATCCGTTTCGGTGCTTGCCGATACGGACGAAGAATTCAAAGAGTTATTCAATTTAACGCATAACGTTATTATTGAATGCGAAAAGCAAAGAAACTTTTTTTATTTCGTAAACGCTGTTAAACAGGTTGCGAAAAACACTATCACGTTTGAGTTGTTAATCGACGACTTCCATACGTATTTTAACTCTGCGTACCCCGCCGAAGTGCGCGGGAAACTCGTGACTTGTAATTTATCGAACATTACTAATAAGACCCGACCCGCTATCCTTAACCCGTCGCAAGCGTCGTTGCCGTCGATTATATCGCTTATAGACGCACTCGAATATGTCAGTATCGGCGTCTATGTGTCTTCTTCGCAGTTTTGGGTTTTGATTTTTCCCGAAAGCGCACCCGTAGTAAGCGTCAGACAGATACAAGATACTACGTTGCAGACTTGGGAAACGGTCACGTTTGTGCGCTCGTACTATGTGCCGAAAAAGTGGGTTGCGTCTGCATTTGACACGGTCCGCTATCAATTTAAGTTGACGGGTGACGCTGTATATAGCGCATACGGGTTTTCAGGTATAAACCGATATACTACCACATTCACCGTAACGGGTGCGCAACTTCAAAAAGGCAAGGTTTGTGAAATCGGTACGCCGTTTACGCGTATGTCAGTAGTGCCACAGATTGCCGAAACGTCTATAAACGGCGACATTAACGTTATAAACGGCGTAAACTCCGTGTCGATAATCTTAACTATCGGAAACAAGTCGCTAGATTTAACGCAAGATTTCGAGGAAACCTACGCCGTCAACGAAAGCGCACGGCAGTGGCAGGATATGAGCACATATCGTGCGCTTGAAAAGTACGCTTCCGTTGTTGGCTTTGCGAACTCACAGGCAAGCGCAAAAAAGATAAGCGACCGCACAAGCGGGCTTTTATCGTTCGGACGTAATTTGGTAGAGTGGCAAAAAGCCGAAAAAGAACAAGACTATAACTACGCTACCGCACAGGGTAACGGGAACGGTCGCGTCACGCCGTTTTTTGACGCGTCGGCAGGTTTTGGTGTATATCTCACGCAACCGACTAACAAAGGATACGCGGATTTTATTCAAACGAATTTTTGCGAATGTTTCACTGACTTCGCATTGAACGGGTCAACGTCGCTTAAATCAATCGCCCCCGACGGCGTGGCGTTCGTCAAATATAGCGTATATAACATTGCGGGCGGTGCACCCGAAAGCGCGAAAGAACGTTTGAAAGTACTTTTTGAAAACGGACTTTTTATCGACTATAATGAAACCGCAAACTAAGTTTTACGATAACACCCGCATATGGAGTTATAACGCGATATTTAATTTCGTTTTGAGCCTGCGCTCGCGGGGAAAGACTTTTTCTTTCCTCTCGCGGGCGTTTCGCCGTGGCGTTAAATACGGCGAAAAAACGCTGATTGTGCGCCGTTATAGGAACGAAATGAAAAAAGCACGCGATAAACTTTTTAACGCTGATTTTTTGAAAAAATGGAATTTATCCGAAAAAAATTTCAAAATCGAGGGCTACAAGGCTTTTTGCAAGCGTGGTAAAGCGTGGCATTGTTTTTGCGAATTAACCAACCTTTCAGAGGTCAAAGCGTGGCGCGGGGCGCGTGAAAGCAACATATACACTGTTATTTTTGACGAATTTACGACCACGCCCGAAAAGTATAAGTATTACCGCGGAAACGAAGTGGAGGACTTCCTCGACATTGTGGCGTCGGTACGCGGTAATCACGATATACGGGTGTTCTTTTTGGGTAACAAAGAAAGTATAACAAACCCGTATTTCACATATTTCAGCATACCCATACCCGAAGACGCATTCGAGGGCATACGGCGTATACACGACGAATACGTTATCGAATGCTATAACACGCTCGCAGACGGTCAAAAGACTACGGCAACGGATAGATTTAATAACGCATTAATGGGTACGCGTTACGGTGATTATTTAACGAACGGCGCATATAAGCGTGGTATAACCGAAGTCGTAACACTTCCGAAAAATGCGCGAATGATTTATCAATTTGATTTCGGGCTGCCGACTTCTGTATACGCGTTAAAATGTACTTATTTCGTCAAAACGGGTATAAACAAAGATTTATTCACGTTTACAGATATTTACCGAAATTACCGCAAACAAAGGGTTTTACGGGGCACAGATAAACCGCTTTTTGAACCGCTTGCGTATGCGTATAAATTCGGGCGCGTTAAATATGTAGATAAAAAGGCATACGAGGGTTTTAACCCTGTCGTTAAATTTATGGCGTTTAAGTAAAGAAAGAGGCGTTTAACGCCTCTTTCTTTTAATACTCCATTAACCCGCCTACGCAGTCCGCGAAACCTTTAACGGGCTTTGCAAGATACTTTTCAATAGGTATTAACGCTTTACCCCCGCGGATATTCATCCCGCTCAGTGGCTGAAACTTTTGACCAGTGGCGAAACGCTTATCAATATCGCGCATATTTTTCCACAACGGTACACCGTTTATAACGCCGTCGGTAAACTCGTCCGCTATAAGTTTAACGTTTAAGCCCTTGCTATGTATTTCAATGTCTTCCGTTGACCCCGTATCGGGGTCAATTTTTGCGTCGAAATAACATTTCGGCGCGATATATTTAATCGCGTTGAAACCTTGTTCGGGGCTTTCGTCTTTGAATCCACCTAAGTTATATGCATCCGCTTTGCCATAAATGGCGAAAGCGTGTATGCTGTCTGTGTCGCAGTACACAAAGCGTTCGGCGACGTGTTCGTCGCATATCTCGCGTATATGCGATAAAACCCATACACGCGCCATTGCGGTGACGTATGCGCCTTGAACTATCGATAGCATAGAGGTTTCGTCAACCTCAATATCCCCATTATTAACGAGCCTTACTGCGCCCGTATCGGGGTTTATATCGCGGTACGTTATAGCACGTGTTACACGTTCGGCAAGTTTACCGTAACTAGAATTTAACAGCAGTTTTGCAAACGCAGTTTTTGCCTTTTCACCCGCTTTTTTGCTTTCTTTTTTAAGCGTGTAAAAATCGTTGACAAAACGTGCGTAGCCCTCGTTTTTTCGCGTTGGATAAACAATCACCTTTTCAACCGTATCATCAATATCATACCAGTGTTCTAACTCGTTTACTTCCTTTTCAAAAATCAAATATCGGTTATCAATGTTTACGTTTTTTTCAAATTCACCGTTGTAGCCGTTGCGGAAACTTGCCACATAGCCCGCTTTTAATCGCATATTGAGCGTATTAAACATATATATTGCAACGTGCGTTTCCTTAAACGCTTTTGTGGCTTTTTGCCACTTTGAAAACGTCATAATAGACGCTTTTCCGTATATATCGGGCATAGTCGACATAATGAACGGGTATTCGCTATTAACGTCGTAACGGCGCATATTTTGACCGAAACGTGCTTTCATTTCGTTTTCGGTAATTAAACGGTTTTGAAAAACGGGATTAAGCATACACACGCCTCCGTTATATAGTCGCTTTTCGCGGAAAAACTTGTCTTGCTCAACAGTGATAGGGTGCTCACGTTGAAACGCTTTTTTGCGCTTAAATTCGGGCAAGTGGGGGTAAAGATAACACAAAAGAACTTTTTTAGCAAGTCCGCCCGCTGTCATTACGTCGGGCTTTGCTTTCGTCAACGTGTATCCCGTTATGTGTTCGAGCGTTTCGGACGCCAGCCGAATAAGGTGATAAAGCCCGCAAGTGTCGTTTTTCAAATAGTCAAAATCTTTTTCAGTCAGCGCGAATTCGTCGACGCCTTGATAGTCCATTGTTGTTTTACGAATTTTTTGGCCGTTAAAATCAACAACGTTGAATTCTTCTAGCAGTCGCTTAAGACCGCCCCCGAAGATATTACAAAAGTCATAAAAGGTTGTTGAGCACGTATGCGTACTACGGTTAGACTTTCGCGAGCCTTTTCCGTGTGCCTTGTATGGTGTCCATACTTTTAACGAGTATCGCCCGCCCTTATCAGAGTGGAGCGACGAAAAAGTATACGGGGTTGATTTTTTATCGTCGTTCAAAAGCGGGCGATAGACGGGACTATGCGTCAACAACTGATAGTCAATCTGCGCAAAGTCAAACTTTGCGTTATAAAACCATACAGATTTTACTTTATGTTCGCACAAAAAGTTTATATATTCGTCAAAGTCGTTTGTAACGAAAAAATGCACGCCGTCGCTGAACTGCCACGCCCACACGCGGACGCTTGCGTGTTCGCGAAAAAAACTTTGTGGGTTTTCGCGCCCCATCGCTTTGAGTTGTTCCTCACTTACTTTTTCACCGTCAATATATGTGAACGTTTCAGTGTCGGACGCGCCCCATATAACTTTTTCAAACGGCTCAAAATCGTTATAAAGTATCATTTTTTGAAATAAGGGCGCAAAAGTGTGATAAATAAATTATATGCACACGCGTAAACGTCTTGATATACTCTTGCCGTCTTTATAACAAACGATATATAATCAACGTGCGGTGACGGCACGGACTTAATCACGTCACAAAATACGCGTATGCATTGATATTCTTTTCTCGCGTGTATACTAACGTCAATATCGCACTTGTGGATATATTTTATTTTTTCAAACGCGTTAAAAACACAATTTTCAATTCTAGTTAAATTTTTTAACATTTTATCACACCCCGAAATCAAAATCTAATTCATAGCCTGCGTCGCCGTAGTCTTCAAAAAGACCGTCTATGTCGTCCAAAGATTTAGCACTTTGAGCGCGTTCGAGTTGTTGCTTGCGCGTAGAATCGAGTTTTGAAAGATATTCTAATATCTTTTCTTGCCTGCGTTCCCACAGTATATCATTGTTGTTTATGTATGCGTTAAGATTCGGATTTATCACGATAAGACCTTTTAAGCGCGAAAGATAATACGCTTTACTACGCTGTTCGGCTGCTGTCATTTTTGTCCGCGTTTTGGATCGCGTAGTTTGTTTCTTTTTTGCAAGACTTTTCGCGGGTGCGGCAAGTATGGCGCGTTTTTGCGATGATAACTCTTTGCCTTGCTTTTGTGCTTTGAACGTGTAGTACATTGACGCAGATACGTTGATTTTTTCTTTTTTGCCTGTTTCTTTTTCAAAGTTACGAACGCGCAACCGATATATATCGTACTGTTTATCGTATTCGTCGCTTGTCAGATTTAGCAAGCGCATTAACTCTTGTTTATAATTGATTTTTTTCACTGTTCAACCTCTTTGAAATATTCTTTTTGCCATTCTTCTGTAATTTTTTTCGGACGAAAATACATTTCTCCGCCCTTGACGTATATATAATAACGTTCATTTACGTTGCGGTTTTTGAACTTTTTTGCGACCACCTTGAAATATGGCGCACTCCACGCTTTATAGCCTGTAATGTGCTTACAATGCGCGATACGTCGCACGTCGTCGGTTGTAGCGAGTTTCATAAAAAAAGGGCATTTTCGGCAATCGCTGCAATTTTGGTAATTGTGGCAACGGTGAACGTTGCCACAGTATAAACAAGTATTATACATTAGTCGATATACCCCGCTTTGCGCATATCAGCGATCCACTGCGTTACCTCCACGCGTTTTTTACCAACCGTAAAGACCTGTTGTTCAATAGCATACATCCATACTATATGCGCCCACGCGGCTGCCAGTGTGTTAAATGCTGCGATTACAAATCTTTGTTCACTCCCCGCGTTAATTACGATTTCAAAAGCAGCGCCGTTATCCTCAATACTAACGTTATAATCTTTCATAAATACCCATACGTTTTAGAGCCGTCGCTCATTGATTACGGTTATAGTATACTACACGCTAACGCGATTGTAAATGATAATCGTTCGCCAAATTT